AAAAAGTATCATCTCTTAGATCCCCCGTATGATTCATCTTCCCGTGCGTTTTTTAGTCTAAAGTAAGCATCCGAAAGTTTCGTGTAGTCGCTCATGTACATGTCCCCAGGCATATCTTGCATGTTTCTAAGTGGGGGAAGTAACATGTCCGTGATACGCTTAATGAAATCAACAGCGTTAAGCTGTGTTTCGTAATCCCAATAAAAAGTTTGTTCTTTCTTTTTATAAGCTCCGCGCTTTTTAGTGGCCTTCGATGTAGTAGTTGTCATTGTTTAGTTATCCTTTCTTTCTTGACGGCATTTGGTAACGGTGCGTCAATTCCCGTTTCTTAATAGCTTTAACTTTTTCGTAATCGTAGTGCTCATAAGGACAGTCTTCAATATTACACGGCATGGTCCTGGCCGAAGGTCTGCCCTCTTTTTGTTCGCTGTTAGACCGTGTTAAGTTAATCGTGCAAACACTGCACGTGACACGCCTTGGCATTAATCGGTATCGGCATAACAGTCGCCATCCTCTACACTTATTTCACAGGTCTCTAAGGCTTTGCGGTAGGCTCTACCGCCATCAAGCCCTTTCAAGACTTGAAAGCCAGCGCCCATGGCATATTCAGGAGTAGGAAATAAATACTCATAATCACCGTAAAGTACGTCACCTGGGTTGATGTTGTCGCTGTGGTCTTTAACGGTGATGGTGGATGTGATCTTAAATCTATACATATGAAGGTTCTCCAAAAAAATGATTTAGATTCTTTGAAGGACAACCGTAAGATCTTCCTTCGGTATCTTCAATACGTATAGTGTTCTTTGATGCTTTGGTGTTTAAGCCAGTGACTCTAAAAACTCGCCCCTTAAGAGTAATCTCCTTATCTAACCAATCAGGGTCAAGGCGGTGGAGCGTTGCGTAAGTCTTGAAGTCTGACCGTTGCTTATCTTCAACGATACCATCTTCACCGACAATGGACGCTTCTAGCTTTGTGGTGAACGTTGTAGCAGTAAAAGATATGTTGCCGATGTTTAGCTTAATGCCATAAGCATCTTCAACACTTTCAAAAGCCTCATTAAGTGAAACTCTTATTGCTTTTAATCTCTTAGGGTCGTCAGTAAATTTAGTCATAACAGTTCTCCTTTCTAAGTTACGATTGGAAGAGAGTAGCATGCATCATGGACCATTGTCAACTGCATCCTATATACTAGCGATTTGAGAAAAAGTTTTTTGAAAATGAAAAAGCGGTGAAGAAAAGTGCTAGAGTGTTGAAAATAAATGTTAGTGGGGCTGTAACCATTGACCACGGTGCATTGTAGAGAATTTTATAGTCAACACTTGGTCAGCACTAGTCAACACTTACCCCCCATATTCAACACTTCAGGTTTCTGCCCTTCCCCCCCCTTTGAAATTTATAAAAAATAAAACTAGATTTTGAGATGGCGGGTATATAGGATGCAGAGCATGAAAAGAAAGATTGAAACAAAAGCCGAAGAGATCGAAGAGACTCACGGCAGAAAACTGACCAACCGACAGAAAGAGTTTGCTAGGCACTTTGTTGATGGGACCCATAGCAATGCCGGGTGCGCCAGGTTAGCTGGTTACGCTTCAGATTGTGCGAAGGTGCAAGCTCACAAACTGTTAGACGCGAGCCTGTTCCCTCACGTTGCTGATTACATATCTGAATTAAGAGAGGACAGAGAGCGCAGATACGGCGTTACTCTTCTAGGGCAGCTAAAGCGACTAAGCGAACTTTCCGTGGGAGCAGAAGAGGCCGGACATTTCTCTGCCGCTATCAATGCAGAAAAAACAAGATCTGCTTTAGGTGGTCTAACTACTGATAGGCGCGAGACAAGTCACTTTCATGCTATCGAGAATATGAATCGTGATGAGATAGAAAATCGCCTTAAAGAACTTAGAAAGAATCATCCAAGTATTTTCACGGATGCTGACTATGAGGTAGTTAATGACACAAAAACCAGAGACCTTGTTTTGGAACAAATTGAAAGAAAAAATCCCGCCTGAGTGGCATGTTACACGGATAGAGAACCGCTACGGTGGGGGCATCCCTGATGTATATATCTGCGCTGAGGGCTGTTCTTTTTGGATAGAGCTTAAAGTAACAAAAACTAACCGCATAAACATATCCTCCCACCAAGTAGCGTGGAGTTACGCCCATTATAGATCTGGAGGGGTAAGTTTCTTCTTGGTACACCCCCTCTCATCCCCTAACCTATATCTGTTTGGCGGGGATCATGGTCGGGGTTTAGTTGTCAACGGCCTTCACACCAATGGTTCGGGGACAGTGGTCCCCTGCCTGTGGTCGGGGGACGATTGGTCGGGGTTGGTCGGGTCATTGGTCGGGATCAGTCGGGGTCGGGTCGGGGTTGGTCGGGTCATTGGTCGGGATCAGTCGGGTCGGGAGCCGGACGCCACCGAAGCTGGCCGGATGGGATCGGCTCCGGGTTCATGGCCGGGACCGGGCGTGTAAACACCCGGCCAACTGATAGGCTGGCCGGGTATCGAACGGGCTATTTCGGAGTGTCAACAACCGCCCGTTCTTGTGGCTGCTTTTTTAAATTGCACTTTTTAAAACCTCTCAATCTTATAACCAAACCAATGGTTCGCTTCCGATCTGGCCGCGCAATCCAATAAGTTCATGAATGTTTCCCAGATCATTTCCGCTTGATCTGGGTTGTTTTCTAGTAAAGCAATAGTCCTTTCCAAAACTATAATTTCGTTTATGTCATTGTCATCTCTATGACCCTCTAACATGTTGTTTAGCTCATCTAAAATTTGGTTGTTATTCATTTCTAATAATCCCTTACTACAAAACCAGTTTGATCATTTTTTGCTTTTGATCCCTTTGGATCTAAACCGACAATAACGCCCGTAGGATCTAAATGGCGCAGGTCGTGTTCTGTTCCGTCAATTACCGGACGTCCTAAATACTTTTTAGGCAAACCATGACCAAAAACAACCGCGACATTAAACCCAAGTTTTAAAGCCTGGATTGCTTCCGCCTTGTTTGTTTCCGATAGGCTAAAGGTCAAATGATAATTGGCCGGACGGTTTTTGTTAAGTAATCGTTTAATATGTTTTGTATAATCTACGAATTGAGTGTTAGGGAATAGATCAACAACCGTTTTATTGTCCCTTTGTTTTACTTTCATAGATTCGAACGCAAGGTCCGTGGATCCATTTAAGCGAACGCATAATTTCTTTTCTTTACGTTCGGCGGTTTTAATAAGCTTAGATATATGCCCGACCATTTCCGCCATAAATGCGTGGCGGTCGTTCATAAAGTATTGAGCTTTACGTACACGGGAATCACGGACGCTATTAGTTCCGTTCTCTAAATCTTTGACCATGCCCGCCTGCCCGGAATAAAAACCTAAACATAACGACCGACAACCGGCGGAAGACTTCCCGCATAAATCAAAATCCCCGCCCGTGGTATGTGGCGCCATGTAATTAATACCGTTTAGATATCCGTATTTATCCGCCTTGATTGCCTTAGCGGAATCAGTAGAAAAAAAACGTTTGAACTGTACCATTTTAAAACTCCAAATTGTTAAAAGTTATTGACCATGGTAATATATGGGAGTAGACTAAAATAGTCAACAACAAACAAAGGAAAAACAAACAATGAAAAAATCAACATTAAAAACCGCCCTTGAATCTATTGATAGGATTTTAGAAAATATTGAAGGCAATAGTGACTTTATCTTTCACCGATGTTCTAGTTCCCCGATTAGTGAGATCAAAGAATTATTATCCCATGCAGGATATTCCGACGATTACGAAAAAGAACAGCTGGAAGAGATCATCCAATTACGCGAAGCTAGAACGGAAATAAAAGGAGAGTTAAACAATGTTTAATAATGGCAATGCATTTGCAAATCACTATAGCCAATTAAAAGGTTATACGGTCAAGGAAATCGCAACGGATACAGCCACTATTGAGGGCGAAGCCTATTTCGCCCTTGTGTTTACCAAAGGCAAAAAAAAGAAAATCGCTTGGATTTTAATGGATCCCGAACATAACGGTCCAGGATTTTTAAATATTAGCGACGACTAACAATAAATTAATAATAGAAGAGGTCCCTTAGTCGGGACCTTTTTTTATGCCCAACTGGTCGGGTCGGGTCGGGTCGGGTCGGGTCGCGCTGCTGGTCGGCTGCCGGACTCCCAACTGGTCGGGTCGGGTCGGGTCGGGTCGGG